GCCACCTGGTAGGGTAGTAACCTCCGTACCTCTACCACCTTCACGGCGTGGTAGCCAATAGTCTTCAAGCATCGTCATGAACTTACGATCGTCACGAATATCACCAGTCTGTGCGTCGTAAATTAGACGGTTCTTATGCTTAACCATAATGTCACGAACATACTGCTCTGCCTTCATCTTAGGAAGATTACCAACGTCAATATACCAAATACGACGTTCTGGTGCACGAGCAAGACGGTAAATAACTAGAGCGTCTTCCAATGTTCTTAACTGATTAAGCGGCTTGATTGCTTTATGTAGATAAGATAAAACCATTGTGCCTTGATTGTCAGTAAGACCAGACACAACGTGTAAAATAGAATCCTTAGCAATTTTTAGTCCTGTTGTTGATGGACCAACTGCTTTATTTCCGAAGTTGAAACCTTTGTCATTGAAAATGAAATATTCATTAACTGTCTTAGTTACAACTGCATCGCCTGGATTATTGGCTTGAATCTTTTTCTTTTGGACCTCACGGACTTTACGAATCTTACGTGGATCAACGTATCTTACTTCTTTGATACCTGCTGCTGGATTTTTATCATCAATAATAACATGATAATATAAACGACCATCAATATACCAGCGTCTATAAATTTCATAAGCATATTTGTTAAACCCTAAAAGGTTTAGACAATATTGAAATTCGTCACGAATAATCTTTTTAATATTTTCATTAACATTTAACTGCTCAAGATTAATTTGAACAATATGTTCTTCGTCAATTGAAATAGATTCATTAACAATTTCGTCAACAGCGGCATCACATTCTGGTTGTAATGACATCTCACGATATTTTGTTACTAACTCTGCTTCAGATCTAACAGTGCCATCGAGATCAACATAAGTGCCAAAAGCACCACCTGCTGATACGACTACTGCACCATCATCTGAGTCCTTTGGAGGAGCAAATGATGGTAACTCTATGTCTGGACGTTTTTTTCTGAGTTCGAAGCCGAATAATTCTGCCAAATTTTTTCTCCAAGTATTGAGGGGAGATTAACTCCCCTCTTCAATAATATAAAGTATTTATTATAGTACCGATTGAGGCCCAACTTCAGTTTCAGCAAGATAAGTAGTAACCTTACCTGATGTTTTAACTGAAGCGTCTTCAACTGTTGGAATCCAATAATCATAAGCAAAGTTTACAGTAAACTCTTCAATATTATTACCAGAATCCCAACCTAGACCAATACCACTTAGCTGTGTTGGGAAAGCGCCCCAGAGCTGATATTCACGAAGGACATCGCCATCCTTACTATATTGTGTTACGTCAATTAGTGTTTTATACTGTTCGGCAGAAGCAGTTGGAACACGAACGTTTGAAATTACAGTATTAATACCGTTTAGCCAAGCTTCGAACATTGAACGAACAGAGAAATCTTCATCGTTCATGACTGTTACTGACCAATCAGCATAAGTTCTTTCTCCAGCAACTTTAATCTTACGACCGAAATAAGGAATTTCGATGTTAGAAACAGTTGATTCAGGTAGTTCGGCTGCACGACATGTGAAAACGAACTTTCTGAAGGCTTCCGGATTTAACGGAATGCCAACTGGAGGAGCAACATTAATTTGGAAGAGGGAGGGTCTAGCTCCACCATAAACTAGACCCTGTGCCTTAAATTGATTAATATTGAAAGCCATCTATTTTACTCCTTTGAGATTTTATCTATTTATTAAAACTTTCCGATAACTTCAGTAAACTGCACTCCAGTTGGAACAGCAATAAAGTTAAGCTGGATGAAGTTAATGCTTCTCGCAGGTTTAATATAGATATCACCGACAAACTGATTGCTGTCGATAATTTGTGGCGTATTATTTGTATCGTCACAAACAACGTAGAAGTCAGTAATACCACGTCTACCCTGAATATTGCGTAGGTATGGTGTTACTAGGTTCTTGAACTGCGCTCTAGTAAATGCGTCATTGAACTCGAATAGTGAATATTTAGCTGAAATAGCAATTGCCTTTTCAAGAACAATGAATAGTCTACGAACATTGATACGATCAAACGCAGATGGCTTAGACTGTAGAGTCTTATCGCCATACAAGATAGTTCCTTGGCCTGGGAAAGTTACAACTGGATTTATGTTCTTAACATAAAGAGTGTCTCTTTCTGCCTTGCGTGGATTAAATGCTAGTTTAACTAGGTTCTTAATCTGACCACGGTTGAAACCTGCAGGTGAGAACCAAACTTCTCTTGAAGCGTCGGATCTTACACACAATCCAGCAATATCACCATTTAGAGGAATCCAACGATAAACGTCGTTATAACGGTCATACTGATACTTGTAACCGGAATCAAGAATTGCGTATGAAGAATCATGAATTACATTTCTCCAAGCAACAAGATCTGCAGCCTCATTACCTGTGTTGTTTACTACAGTTCTCTTATCAGGCGAGATAAGAGCGACACAGTCTCTTCTGATATCGCAAATATTATCGATAATATAATTTGCTAATTCATGATTATAAACAGTTACTTCGTAACCATCTTCGTCTTCAGAAATAGTCATTCCACCAGTTGGACGACCTTGAAGAACAAGAGAAATATCGATATCTTCAGGTGAAACGAATAGATCGTATGCTTCACCAAGAATATCAATAGTGGCGTTTTCTTCAGAAAGACCATCAGCGCCCAGTGAGAACTGAACACTTGCAGGTCTTGAAGAAGTTGAAGAAGTTAGATTTATAGCATTATTAGAACGAGCAGTTGCTCTATCGTTTGCCCACCAAATATACTGAGAACCTTCGTTGACAACTGTCTTGTAATAATTTACAGAGTTATCTTCGTTCTTAGCGTCTGTGGCTCTTGAAAGTTTCTGATGAACTTCTAGGATTTGACCAGGAACGCCAGTAAAGGCACCGTTATTATCAACTACAACGACATGAAGTTCATCGTTTGCTGATGTGTTACCGTTAAAAAGCTGCCATTCTGACTGTCCAGGAGCTCCATCAACTACGTCAAAGAATTCCCAAAATCTTTGAATTTTATTGAAAGTATAGTTTGAACGTAGTCTATAAGGATCCTCAAACCCAATATTCAATGTAGAAGTATTGGCAAGGAACTTACTGTTTGCTCCATTAGTCTGAACAAGATTTACTCTGTTTCCAAATGGTGTTGTTGATAGTCTGAATGATGTGTTATTGGCTTCAATTACATAGTAAGTTGTACCATTAGTAAGACCAGCAATTACAGCATCGCCAGCGTTGTTAGAATAAACAACGGCATCACCATTAGAGAACGGATTTTTAGTAACTGTGATAAAATCAGTACTTGTATTAACGTTATTATTTCCGCTAATTGAAACGTTGGCTGTTACATTTGTTGTAACAGAAGTTCTCTTAACTTGAAGGTACTGATAACCAATAGTGCTATTACCAGCCAAAATTCTATCGCCAGCAGCTATCTGACTCTGAACTGTAGTAATAGATGCATTAGTAGAAGTATTACCAACGAATTTAACGAGACCTGTATTTGAACCTATTCTAAATTCAATACGATTAGTCAATGCAATATTTGCTTGATAGCTGTTTGCATTATCGCAGATAGCAACTCTCAAAGAGTTACCCATCAAACCTGGATACTTTGCTACGTAAATAACGTCGGCATCAAAATTGCCATCGATATCAGTATAAACATTACGATTTTTTACAATCTGATTTACTAGATTAGCTACGAACGGAGTTCCTGTAGAATCATCAAAGCCGACAGCTGTATAAGCAGTATCTGGACGACCAAAATAGATATCTGCATTAGCTGTGCCAGTTATTGAACCAGTAGTTGTAGTGAATATATTCTGGTTAAGAACAATAGCTGTTGTGTTAATAGCAGCAATAGAAAATGCATTTGAGGCTGCAATTATGCTTGAATTAGTTGTCTGGTTGATATACATACCAACGGTTAGACCCAAATTAGCAACATTTGCTCCAGTTCCACTAGTCAAGATGTTATTTGAAACTGATGAATTTGCTGCAAGAACAAAGGTTAGAGGGCCAGGAGTAGCTCCATCTACTTTTGCTGCTCTAGAAACATAAAGACGATTTGAATATGCCAAAAAGTTTGCAGCTGTAAACCAAGTTTCAGCGTTGAAATTAGTTGGCTTGGCGAATCTTCTTACAAGATCGTCTTCTGTTGAGATGAGAACACGTTCACCTATTGGACCCCAACGGAATACGCCAGCAAAGGCACCGTCAGATGTGGCTACTGAAGGAACAACGGTTGTAAGATCGATTTCTGATACATTTACACCAGGTGATAGTTGGAAAGCCATTTATTTTTCTCCCTTTTGCGAGAACTTGCAATTATGAATTTTTTATATTTATAAAATGGGCTTTTTTAGAAGTCCTGAGGTTGGTTCCACATCCAAGAATCACCGACAAATCTTTCATAATCTTCTTCAATAAAATCGTCCCTTCCAGAGTCCACAAACCCAAAAGGAGCCAAATCTTGCTCCATATCTTCTTCGGTTTTGTCCCTTAGTGACATAAGAGTGTTGATATTAGTATAGTCTTTAAAATATTGCTGGTCCGAGAGCCAAGCAAACAGAACCAGACACATAACCAAGTCATCGTGTTTACCGGACTCTGCTTCGTACGAAGTTCCTTTTTTAGAAAAGGTGCCTAATTCACTGATGGTGTTTACGTCGTTTACTATCAACTGGTTTTGCTCAATCAGTAGTTTTAGGATAGAACACCCAATAGATTTTACAATTTTGGTAGTTCTAATGCCCTTGTCAACGCTGCCGCCTCCAAACCCAGTAGTTATTCTTTTGCCGGACCTACCAGCGTTTTCGGTAAACAGAACATTCTCATACCCAAAATCATAGTTGAGAGAAGTTGAGACTTGTTCACCTATGTCATTAACCTCAACAAGAACTGAAGCATTATTATACGCCTTAGCGGTTCGGTGGATAATGTCGGCATAATCTAGCGGGGTGATAGCATTATTCCTATAAACGCCCACTTGTTGATAAGGCATAGAAGTAACATCTATCAACTGAAAGGCTGAATAGTCCAATCCTTTACCACGAGAAACGTCACAAACCATCATATAAACATGATTAGGTTCTACTGCTCTGAACTGAGTTAGACCATCTTTTTGTAAGATTGGATTCTGAGAAACTAATTCCTTGAGCTTCCAACCAGCAATTAGAGTTCCGGATGAACCTAGGAATTCGCAGTTATACTCCTGATCAAACTTTTCAAGATCAAAGTTCATACCCGCTAAAGTGTCAGCTTTCCACTTCTCATCTCTACCAGGAACTGCTTGCCAATTGACTAGAATTGGATGATATCCGTTAGTCCCCTTTTCAGCGTTCGCCCAAGTAGCATGGAAGTGGTTCAAACCGTTCGGAGTAGAAACTAGAATGATCTTGGATTCTGAACCTGATGAAATAGTAGGATAAACTGAGGTGAAGAATTCGTCCCAGTTATCAATGAACGCCGCTTCGTCGATGAATAGAAGGTTGATGGTATAACCACGGATGGCGCTGGCAGAAGTGGCAGCAGCCAAAACACGACTGTTATTTTCAAGAACGAATGAACCTTTATTCCATTCAACAACGCCCTGCTGGAGCCATTTAGGTAAGTGCTGGTAAGCCAACTGAACACGACCAAGAATTTCTCGAGCCGTATCGCCCTTGTTGGCTAGTAGGGCTACGGTCTTATCAGGATGAAAAATTATATACCAAAGAATAAACGCACAGGTAGTAGTTGACTTACCTGCCTGACGAGCGGTGGTAACAATTGTATAACGGTTGTCTTTAAATGATGTTACCATTTCTTTCTGGTAACCATACAAATTGAAACTTGTAAGACCCTCATTAATTGAGATGATCTTCATATAGTTTTCAGTAAAATATATGGGATCGTTCTGACATCTAACATACTCCTGAACAAGATCTGGAGTCCATTCAATGTTCTGATTAGTTTTCTTTAGAAGAACGTTACCCTTATAACCACCCACCAACTCATTCATTATTCTTCATATCCTTAAGAACTTTTTGTAATTCTGCTGTAGAACCTACGAATAGATTGTTATTGATAGTTTGCGCTTTCTCGCTAATTGGTGAGTCTTTTGCATCAATTTCACGGATCTTAGACTGAAGTTCTAACAACTCTTTATTAGTGCTTACCACTGTATCCATGAGTTTAGCTAGAACTTCGAATGCACGTGGGTGCTGCGATTGACCAGCTATTTCAGATAGCTTATCAATTGCTTCTTGACCTGTTTGGATAACTTCGTAAAGATTAGCTCGGGCTGCTTCAAAATCGTTTCTAGCAGAATCATCATGAGCTTTGGCTATCAAAGTATCAATTTGTTTTTCATATTGTAACGGAGTAAGAGACTTATCCGATTCATCATTTTTTTCTGTCATTCTATCTCATCAGTGTTGTAGATTTGAGTTATGAAACCATAATCGTCATCAGAATTTACTTCAATATAAGGAACAGTTCCTGTATTGGCGTTTGGACCACCAAAGTAATTTATAGGGTTACCATTAGCGTCTAATCCAGGTTGAACTGTTATCTTTTCTGCCATTGGGGTAACACCCTTACCTTCAGCGGCAGTGTTTGTTGAAGGTATATAAAACTGTGTTCTAACAAATTTAATGATACCAGAAGATCTAATAGGACCATAAAGATAGCCTTTTAGAACAAAATCTAATTGCCAAATTATAGCTCTTCTTTCACTATAAGCTCCATCATATGTGTCAGAAT